TTTTTTTTTTTTTTTTTTCCAATGAGAACTGCCAAATCAGTATCTAATTAACAAACTCTAATGAAATCAATAATCACAACACATTTGAATTAATTAGTGCTAACCAACTATCCTACAATGTTCACTGGTCCGTGTGGAAAGTGGGCTTGTAAAACCTTGTGGCTGCAGCAGACATTGCTTGATTGAGTTCAGCATATGTTAGCTGCCTGCCGTTGGAATACAGGTTGTTACGAAACCCATGATCTGCCATGGCTTGCGCTTGCAAGGCGGGGCCCTGAACATTCAATTTTGATATCATTTCCAATTGTTTCCTATTTAAATCTAAATATTGATTGGTTATTTCCTTATCAAAATTAAACTTTCCTAAATTATAACTATACTCCTTATTGTACAGATCTATCTGAGCTTGAAGAGCACCTTTTTGGATGTCTAATTTCTGTCCAGCAATCACAGCGTTTGCAATAGAGCCTATTAGCCCAGATCCAGCATTGACTGCTCCAGCAGCCGCACCGATCGCAGCAATAGCGCTCATATTGTCCTGCTCTGACCAGCGTCCACGTTGTGAGCAAGTGGATTGCTGTTGCTCTGAATTCCCATGTAGCTGGCAGTGTAAGGTGCAGAAAGTGCAGAGAAGTTGAGTACAAAAGAACCGACATATGAAAATCCGTCCGCAGAAATGCCGACATCAAACCATCTGCCAGTTGAATCCTTAATTCTATAAACAGCAAAACTATCAGGTCCTATATTATAATTACTTTGAGCAAAATTTGCAGAAGTAGTTAGGATTTGTGAATTATAGACTTGGATACCATTATTCCCATAATTAGACATAAAGTAACTAACATAATAAAGAGGGTAATTGCCATTTAGAGTAGTTGCAGTGGGGAGTTTATCATAGTAGCACACACGATTGAGTGAGTCTCCAATTGGTCTTCCGTTTGCATCAGCTCTGATTGTCATCATTGGTCTGAGTTTGAATTTGGTGTTTTGAGTGATACCTTTTGGGTATACAAGTACCAATGTGTTAGCCCAAATTTTATTGCTTGGTGTTACTCTGGTTCTCTCATTGTCAAGTGTACCAACACCAATAACTGAATGGTCAGCAATCCTTCCACTACCTTGGTTCTGGTGTGTGTACTGCATACATGCGCTAACTTGGCCATAAGCGAAGTTATCGTATGATGCTAGGTCAGTGGTAGGAACGCTCCACTCAGCTTGTGCTGTGTAGTCAGGCCATCCATCAGGAACGCCTGGAACCAGCATTGCGCTGTCTCCAGTTGTGACTGCGAATACCCTTTTGTTGTTTTGTCCAGTTACTTGACAAATGATGTCACCATGTTTTGGTGAGCTCCAACCATAGGTGGATTTGTTGGAGTCAAAGTGTCTATTTGCTTGCCCGATTGTTGGATTGATTGCAAACGTCACAATTGTCCCAGCTAACCTGTTTCCTTCCCAGAGAAGTGATGATTTCGGGATGAGGTCAGAGGGCTCCTTGCCAGTTTTCAGAATTCTTGTTGGAGGCTTCATGAGATTGAAAGAGAAGTCAGCACCAGGACGAGTCTCGACTGTGATAGTGCAGTCGGTGGCATCAGCGCCACTGTGGTATGGGTTGATGAGCTCATTGTAAACAATGATCACCAGAGTGGAAGTGTCTTGATCTTCCATGCCATGCCAGAGAATCTTCCTGATGTCAGGAATGTTGAATATGACAGGTTCAGTTTGCCTTGCATCGAACAAGACATGAGGGAATTGGAGTAGGCTAGTGCCGCCTGAAGCATCCACACCAGGCGGAACAACAACAGCAGCTAGCTTTCCTCCGAACACACCACTACCAGAAACAGTAAATCTAACATCGATGGAACCAGCCCATGCGCTGTAGATTTGTGAAAGGAACTTCAGATAAGGGTTAAGCTTAGGAGATAGAGCTTGAGAGAAGAGAACCTTTCCTGATCCATCACGTGTGGACCAGTTCATGGAAGTGTGGTAAGCAAAGAAGAGTTTCCACTCCGCTTCTTGAGTTCCAGTTGCAGCAGAGGCTAGTGTAGTCATACCAGACGCACTGGGTTGTGGCCCGGTTGCAACTACAGAACCTTGCTCTTCAGTTGTAATTTCTGGATTCCCAGCGGCAGCAGATTCAGCACGAAACACAACATCTTCATGTGTGTAGAACGGAGTGAACCGTGTGCTGAAGTGAAGAACACCAGGCAGTGCAACTTTCTCCAGACATCGTTGGATTACGACGCCTGGTTTTGTAGCGAGGAAGAAACCCCCCATGAGGTTGAAGGGCGGTGCGGCCGGGAAGGTCCAGCCAGATTCCCAGGGGATAAAGTTAGAAACAGAATGAAGGAAGCAGGCTTCATCAGGGTCTGTGTCCAGATAAAACAGTTCGTAGCATATGTCGTCCATGACTTCTTCATGACAGCAATGGAAGGGGTCATCACAACAGGCAGTCTCTTCATCGTAGAAGAAGTCGAGAGTGCCTAGAGGACAACTTTTCCAACCAAAGCGTCTTCCGAGCGCCTTGGAATAGGCTTTCCTTTGACTTTTGTAAGAGCGCTGAGGACGTGGCATGATGCCTAGTTCTCAAACACTGTCTTGTCGAGTCCGGGTTGGTCACTGCTTAGCATCTGAACCAGGTTGGATTCGACCCCATTGAAGTAAGCATTGTATCTAGTGACAGCTTCAAGGTAAGAAGGAGTTTCGATAACGAGACCTTCATAGTCGATTGCTCGATTCATCAGGTCCGCTACCTTAGAGTAGAATTCAGGTCCATGTTGAGACGCATAGAGACAGACATTCCAAAGCTGTGCAGATCGTGAGCTGACATTGATTTCCGAAGGGGGTTCAGTCCAGTTCATAGAATTCTTACCTTTAATGTAATAAAATTGCCTAAGTAGAGAGTTCCTATCTAATAGAGCCCTAATACCATTTTCATTCCTAACGAAAGATCTTTTGAGAAATTCGACAGGGACACCTTGAGGGACAGGTTCAATTGGTTGATTGGATTTGTCAGTACGGGTGGGTTTAAGGCCATAGGTTTTAAGGTTATCAAATACTGCAGGCATAACACTATCTACAAGGGGTGGTACGATGTACACTCCATCATCGCCATATGTGAACATGTCGATGGAGTCGTAGATGTTCCAGTTCACATCAATACCTCTGTATTCTAAAGCTTGAATTATTGCACACCCTACCAGTAAGCAGTGATTGAGGGAATTCAGGATAGAGGTGAGAGGCATGCCAGACGGTAGTCCTCCCGAAGTCTTGAAACTAACACCATCAAAGACAGCAATAGCTGGGGAAGAAAGGGTAGCTACAGCAGAATCAACAATAGGATGATTGGCTGAGAAGTGCTTTAAGATATCCAATGATTCAGAAGTTACATTTGGAGGCTGAGTGGAATCCCACTTGGAGTAATCTACGCAATAGCGTTGGTGACCACTTGGATACAATCTTTTGAACAGAGTTTCAATTGCAGGTCCGTCCATGTTGATGCCGACTTGGATAAATCCAATTTCATGCATTGCCATGATCGAATCTGAGACTGACTTGAATGCGGCAGCTGCAACGGTCGCTACGGCGACATCGCAGCCCCAGATCAGCCTTCTTTTGGCTTCAGCAATTTTCTCGACTGGTCTGAGCTCGTCCTTAAGACCAACAGCGTATTCGTGAGGAATAGCTAGGCCTTTCGAAGCTACCTCCCATCTTTCAGAGAGGTGGTCCAGGAGTTGTTTGCTGATTTCTTTTGTTTCCGAATTGATGTGGTCCTTCTTTCTTCCTCCAATGTAGGGTCCACACGAAGTGTCATGGTTGAGTTTGAAGAAAGCTTCAGTCATTCCGAGTACTTCATCAGTTTTGGGAATAAAAGGTTCAAGAGTCTTAATTAACATTTTCTTAGCACGGGAAAGAATTTGAGTAGGGGGCCCAGGAGTCCTTTCTTTGTATGGTTGGAGATTATTTACAACAATAGAATGCAAAGAGATAGGATTGCGGGGGTCAGATGATCCAAGATTAGCAGGTTGGTGAGAGCAATTTTGGTAGTCATCCACGTGAGCGGGTGACACATGCAGAACAGTGCCGCCAATTACACGTCTGCCATCTTTTGTTTCTTGACAGAGAAGTCCCTTGTGGCTGATTGTGGGACTCTCTTCCCTCCAGAATTTCTTCATGCTATCCTTGTAATACCCCTTTCTCTTGATGTATGGGATCACGATTTTCTTGCCAGGGGCTTGTTCTCCACCTGAGCCTGCATGCAGGCCAACGACGCATCCACGGTCATCAACGTACGGTAATCCGCAGTCTCCGGGTGCTGTTTTCTGGTTGGTGAAGACAATTGATCCATACATTTTACCTGCTGAAGTACTGTAGACATCGTGCTTCCATTCTGTGGATGCAACGTTGCCCCACGGATCCTTCACAGGTTTGCCAGTGCCAGTTGGTGCAGCAGATTTTGGATACGTGTCAATTCTGAAATGCGCGAGCTCACCGTCGTAAACGACGTCTCGTGCCTTCTGTCCCAACACATAGTCTCCTGTGGCTAGCACATGCTTGAGCGAGATGCAAACACCGTGCCCAAGGTGTACAGCGTGTCCAACACGCGAGCCATCAACTAGTGTGACAGGTATTATGGCATTGGCATGCTGAACCTTTCCCTCGGCTTCAGCGTAGTAAGAGAATGGGTTATCATCAAGGTTGTCTCTCTTCTTGTTGCGTGGAGCTTTCATCATCTGAGTACGAACGAGTTCGTCACGCGCACCACTTTTGCCAATTATGGTGGCGTAATCCACATCGTAACCAGGTTGGTCACGCATTTGTCTCATGGTGTACCAGTAGCGGAATTTGACAGCTTCAGCATCATCAGATCCCATAGCAGCACGATTTCTCAGCTGTAGGTAATCTTCAACTGTGAGGTTGTTACGCTTGTCAAAGTTGTATTCACGCCACTCATCGTACTCATCATCTGAGAGGGTTATTCCTTTGCCAGCGCCTCGCACAGCGCCTCGGCCATGTTTGTTCTTACCCTTACTTTCTGCTGTTGGTCTGTTCCGGCGGAAGTACATTGCTAGAACACCCAAGACAAGGGTTGCACCTTTAATCTTGGACCAGAGTAGGGATAGAAGATTGAGAAATTCCCTGAAGATTTCAGACCATGGGAGATTTCTGATTCCAGTGCCGAGGAAGCGTAAGCCTCCTTCAGGTCCTCCGGTTGCAGACACACCACCAGCACGAATAACTCGTCCTTTGGTGGCCCACATCCGAGCACCATGGCACGACTCAAGTATCACTGTGCCACCAGGCACAATAAACTGAGTGACCACATGGTCTTGAGAGAAAGATGTTGAGTCCATCCAGTTGCGGAGTGCAACTGGTAGAGTGTCAGGGGTCATGAGAAGTTCATAGAGAGCTTTGATAGCTTGAAATTTTCCAGTGATAGAAAGATGTTTGGAAAGTGCCCAGACAATGTCATAGACGTTGTGAACAGTAACCACATTTTGATTTGCGGGTAACTTGTCCAAGCTCACTCTGTCGTTAACACTTTTGCCATGGATGTAGTAGAACATGTCTGTTACATCCTGGTCACTCATGCAAACGCCAAGAGCGGTCCTGAAGTTATCACCCTCAATGAGTGCCAATTCTGGGTATCTCAGGATTTTGGCTGTGTTGACATGGAATTTCTTACAGCCTTGAATTTGATCGGCTTCTTCAGGAGTGACCACGAAAACCCTTGATCCACTACCAGCGTTAACTGGAGTTGTGTTGCATGGGCCTTCAGCGATCGTGAAGTTGCCGTTGTAGGTGATCTGCGCAGATTGCAGCAGCTTCTTCACCGTTTGAATTGATTCCTGATTGCAGATGAATGCAAACGTTGGGACTTTCGCTTTTGGTCTTGATTCAGTGCGGAAAGTCAGTGCATTCTGTTGGTAATTCATTTTCATGTGTCTGACCAATGTTTCAACGTTCACTCTGTCTGGCTGAGGTGCAGGGAGGCCTTTAGCATCGCGACCGATAGGATCGATCACGTTTTCCTTGCTGTAGGCGCCCAAGCCTCTCATTGACATCTCTAGGTGAGAGAAGTTAGCATTGTAGAGATAGCTGGGTACTGGTTGACCAGGGTTTTGGTATTTGAATTGCATGACTTGAGGATTTGTAACGTCGATGATGCGCACCCGTCTGTAGAAGGCGGGAGCACGGGTTGATGTAGACGTCACTGGTGTTTCATTGTTTGATGTCATGATCACGTACTTGCTTGAGAAGACCTTCCCTTTGTTTTCAATCATGTCACAATTTAGTAGCATTGGGTTTGTGTTGACCATGTCGATGACGAAATTGACATAATCAACTTTCGAATTTGAGTCAAACTCATCTATGATGCAAACCTCGTTACCAGTGTAGGCATCGTGGTGGTCAATTGAGAGATTGAGGATGGAAGGTTTTTGGTTAGACAGTCTTTTAGCCAATTCATAAGCAAGTGTCGTTTTCCCACAACCTGGAGGTCCAGTAAGGATGATGGCAACAGGGGCCACGCGTTGAGTGGCGATAGCCTTCCTCTTTGCACAAGAGGATACCACGCCATCAACCGTGGAAAGAAGATTTCTGAGGATTGGTAGGTAAGGCTGGAAAGTGGGGTCAAGGGTTTTGAGTTTGATTTCTTCACGAAGTTTTTCAGCAAGTGACTGAAGATTACACACAGCATCCATATCTTGGGTTACAGTGGGGTTGTTAGACTCAGTCAGACCAATCACACGCACAGAAATATCTTTCACAACAAATTCATTAGACCATGATGCAAACATTGCAGAAAGCTTCTGAATAGCGAGAATCCCAGCAATGAGTGTATTCGCGCCACCGAGCACTTGCTTGATGGCAGTCATTTTGGCATTGTTGGGGAGAAATCCTGTAACAAAGTAAACTACAAAAGCAGAGATAGCATACCAGAAGGGGTTCTTAAGATCTAGAGATTCAGCTTTGAATGTAGAGGTTAGAAGATCCCTAATCATAGAGTAGCACTTTTGGGTACAGGTAGATAGAAGGTCAAAGAATGTTTGTACAATTTGGGGGATGAGATTGATGGCAAAATCAAGAAAGCCGTATAGTTCAGCTAGAGCAGTGAGTGTTATGATCCACCCCTCCAAAGTGGATACATGATTTTCAATGATCATTTGGAGATTGAGTGGTTTCAGACGAAGAATGAGTCCAGGGAGGTTCGTGATTGGATCGGGGGAATCAATCAAGAAGTATCTCATGTGTGAAATCATCGAAGAGACGATGACTTTGAAGAATTCATTTGTTGTGTCAGTGGTGAAGTTGCCAATTGTGTTTTTGACCTTATCGAAGATGTCTTGGGAGTAGTGTTTTGCGTTCGATGCTTTTTCGATAAGGATGGTCCAAATTGCAGATTTCATGATTGTGTCTTTTGTTGTTGTTGCCATTTGCACTAATTTGTCAATTGGTTCATTGAAGAGTTTGTTTCTCCAATCTCGTCTGGCTTGTATCCTGGAATTGTACATAGGTACATTTCCAAGATCGACCTTTCTCTTCATGCCAGCTTCAGCCATATTAATCAACCAGTGTAACTGATCTTTCGACATGTCTTGATTGGCAGGGTGAGATGATGTTTCAAAGGCCTTTCTGAGATGAGCAGCAATGTTTGAGAGGTCAGATTCTTTCATTGAGTCAAGTCCGTCAGAGAGGAGATTGGTGATTCCTGATTCGATTGTGTGGTGGGTCCAGTCGGGGATGGTCTCCGGAGAGGAGCTTGTTCCATCATCGTTGATTTCTTTGGAGTTACACACAGGGCACTTGTCATAGAGGTCGCATGATGGGCATGCTTCCGCTCGGAGTTCCTGTTGGTAGTTGGTTAACAGGGCGTCTCTAACAGAAAAGGTGAATCCGTTGATCAGCATCCGTAAGACAGTTCCGAAGTTCTCAGGGGTGATGTCATTGCCTTGTACAGCCCAATCGTTCACAATCCCAAAGTCCGCATTACCAGTTACTTTGTGGTAGTGTTCGAGGGTGCACAGTCTGGAGTCCGCATTACCAGTTACTCCAAGGGCAAGTGAGATCTGTGAGCAGCAGTCCGCATTACCAGTTACTGCGCAAACAGATGAGGTGATGTTCTGGCACTCAGGAGTAGAGTCCGCATTACCAGTTACTCCACTCAGTGAGAGTGCGATGTTCTGAACATCTTGGATGTAGCCACGGGCACTTGTGCCTGTGACCTTGACACCAAGGCTCGCCGAGGCGAGCTTGGTGAAGATTTGAACTCCACGCCAACTTTTGAAGTCGACATGGAAACCCTTTGAGTCCACCCATTGGGTGATCTCAGGGGTTGAAGTGCGTAGAGCGCGCTTATGCACGTCTACAACACTGAAGTATTTTGTAAGAGTTGAGGAAGTGGCTTTTGGGGCCATAGTCCTATTTTAC